CACTACTATCACGGTTCACATGGTAGTCGAACAGATGGCTGTGGCCTACGGTGGTCGAGGTGTGACGTTTAACCGTAAGGTCATACCCGTGGTGGATTGACGACAAAGCCCTTCCAGATACACCTGAGACAGCGTAGTGGCAGTAGTCGATCCCGTCTAGGTTAATCACACCGGGGGTAGACGCATCGTATTCGACAACAGAATCGTAGTAGTCATCGAAGGCTAGGTTCTTGAACGAGACCCCGAAGCGATCACCCTCAAGCTCGGGGGAATACTGAATGGCCTTCTTGATGCGGTTCTCGTGGTTACCCTCAAGGACGACACGATGGGGTAGCTTACGCTTCGCCTTCTTGATGGGGTGCCACATACGATCTTGGAAGTCTAGGTGGGCCTCAATGTCCTTCTGGTAGTTACGCCCGTGGAAGGATGCCTTTCCTTTGTCGAATGAGGACATGGACGCTAGGTCCGCAGTGTCTCCCATGTTGACGACAACATCAGGCTTGAGGTCTAGGATCAGCTTACCCAACCAATCAGCCCGTGCGTTAGAGTAGTCAGGGTGGGCGTGGGGGTCGCCAATGACGAGGTGAGTTTTCATGGTTAGTGATCCCCTGTGTCGTTAGCTAGGATGATGGGTTCGATACTCTTGGTGAAGTGGTGCTTGAAAGCGTAAGCTTCGTCGAAGGTGTCGAAGTAGACTTCAATCTCCGTAAGCTCTCCATCTTCTTCCGCAAGGCAAAGCATCCAAACTTCATCCTCGTCGTCGCTCTCGAACGGACCCTCAATGATCCTGTGGACTTTTACTTCGTTAGCCATTCTAACGGTATCTCCTTGTCGGCGTAGAGGAAGCCGTGTTTGATGCACCATGCAGCGTAAGTAGTCTTAGACGCTTTACTTAGCTTAGCCTTACTATTAGAGAAGACAAAGCGAATGTCAAGCTCTGGATGCTGCTTACGGATCAGAAGATGTTTCTTTCGGTCTGCAGCTACGAACCTTCCCTTCGTTTCGACAATGATCCCGTTAGGTAAAAGCCAATCGGGCGTGTACGTTCTGTCCTCCTCTACCCTGTACTTGATCTTTGTCGTCTCGTACTCAGCCCTTACGCCTAGTTTCTTAAGCTGATCCGCTACGGTTTCCTCAAGGCCAGAACGATAGCCAGCCTTGAGTGCTTTCTGTCTTATCTTTGATTTGGCGGGTACCATACGTCTTCCTCTTTGCGTCGTAGCCATAGGAGACGGGCATTGGTGATTACACGTTCCTCGTCGTTGTCGTAAGCACCTAGAACCTTGTCGTACAACTCTTGCTCCGTAGTGCATTCCGACAAGAGACGCTTAGCCTTCACAGGTCCGATACCGTGGATGCCTTCGATGTTATCCGCTCTGTCACCCATAACGATCTGGGAGTAGAAGAACATGGTACCCTCGAACTCACCTACGGATGTCCACTCACCTTTGTTCGGGTTGTAGTGACGACAAGGAATCTGTTTGAAGTCCTTATCTGTCGACACAATGGTGCAGTCGTAGGCAAGCTCTGTGGCACGAATAGCAATCAGATCATCAGCCTCTTGACCCTTACTGACGACAGCATCCCACGCCTCAACGAGATGCTCACGTACAAGACCAAGGTGTTCAGGACGTGGTGTATCCTTACGGTTAGCCTTGTACGTAGGGGATAGATCGTAGCGGAAGTTTCCCTTACCCGTGAGGAACACCTCCAACTCTTCCCCTCTTGTCGTCGTGTCGAAGGCAATGTTGTCCATCAGTTCGTCAGCTTTCTCTTTAGCTGTCTCTGGTGTCTCACCTTCGGTAGAGTAAGCGGCCCTGTAGGCTACGATATCCCCGTCTACCAGAACCCTCACTTGATATCACCTTGGTTCCAGTAATCCCACCCCGGTGTGTCCTGTGGGATATCCTTGTGGGTCCACTCAGGGATATGCTCCATCTCGTAGTCACCCGAGAAGTAGATGTAGACACGGACCATACTGTCTAGGTCTTCCCAGTGCTCCTCAAGGTCTTCCCGTAGAGCCTTAGGCAGTCCACCCTGCGTACGGTTACGAAACTCAAGGGCGTCGATAGAGAGGCGAAGCCCAAGGATAGTCTCACGGATACGGTAGGTGACTAGATTGTCGACAAAATCACTCAGGAGAAATTCGTCGAATAGGTCGTAGGCATCTTTGTTCATTTTGTCGTTCCTTACGATGTTTACTGCTTAGTCAGAAATCGGTCCCATGCGGTAGGAATAGCCAGCCTCTAGTGCAGCCCTTACTTCTCTAACCTTGTCCGACAGAGAGTAAAGTCCTTCCTCCCGAAGTTCTTTTTGGACATTACCCAGTTCCATGTGGGCAAGTTTCAAGGAGAGATAGGCTAGATTTACTCCATATCGGTTCTCTGCTGGTGTCAATCCAGTGCTGTCTGTACTAACCATGAACCAGAGCCTTCCAACTTACGGGGTACAACTCACCCATTACTTTGTCGATCTGTTGTGCTACCAGACGTGTCTCGTACTGGGTATCTTCCTTGAGACGTAAGAGGCACATATTCGCGAAGGCATCCATCGAACCTGACCAATACCATTCGGTGTACATCGACTGAGGTAGAACCATACGGGCCATTTCAGGGGCGACACCTGCTACAATCATATCCTTGTATTGACCTACTTGCATGGTAACATCGCCCCAAGGGAACCACTCACCACTCCAATTGTTGCTTGGTGCGTCTTCATGTTTATCCCGTTTGTAATCATCTGGATACCAACCATCGTTTCGCACCGTACTGTCAGAAGACCCTTGCTTCTTGTCCTTGCTACGCCCACGCCACACCTCAGGTTCATAGAACTCAGGTTCACTATCGACATAACGACGACTAATCTCATTCATACGCAGGTACTCATGCTTGACCAGTTGTCGTACTACAAAGATAGGTGCCTTGATGTGGAAGGATGCGAAGCAGTGACCGAAGGGAGACAGGTGTGGTTGCGCTTGTGCCAAAGCCTCATAGGCTTCCATCACCGTGTCAGGGTCATTAGCCGTAATCATCTGGTTCTTCCACTTCTCTAGGTCTTTGGAAGACATACCAGAGGCGAGGTAGTGGATCAGCTTGCTGTCTTTGTCATTTACAACAGGCATATCCCCGCACCAATCACCCATATCCACCCAACGTGTTTCTTCACAGTGGGATTTCTTACCGAAGCTAACCCGTGCTGCGTTGACGACAGACAGATCACTTCCCATGTGGTCGATATACGTAGCCGTGATAGCCATTACGTTCTCCTCTGGAGGTTAGGGGGAACTTTCGCTCCCCCTTAGTATCTTACCAGCCGATAGCGCCAGAGGCTTCGAACTGCACTAACTCAAGGACACCTACCTTCTCAAGGCGCACAGAGGCAGTGGAACCTTCACCGTAGATGCTGATCTGAACGGCAACCTTAGTGCCATTCCCAAGCTCACCGTCAATGTCCATGTCCCAAGCCTTGTCGGTCTTGCCGTGGGTAACCACAGGAGCACCGCCGAAGTCTTCGATCTTAGGGTGAACGTTAGGGCGCTTGAGCTTCATACCCTTACGACCACCTGCAGCTTCGATCTCACGGACCATAGGGTTACCCATAGACTTCTGAGGGAAGCCAAGCTTGAGCATCTTCTGCAACTCTTCTTCGTCTTTCGGAACGAACATGCAGTTGTACTGGCCTTCCGTGGCCTTGTGGTATTCACTGTCGTCGATGTTACCGGGGAACACACGCGCCCAGTAGATTTCACCTTCGAACACACCAATTTTCGTCTTACCCATTTGTAGTCTCCTTTAGTGGGTGTCAAACCAATTGCGACCGATATCAGTCGATCCTGCGAGAGGGCATAGTATACTGAGTTTTACCCCGGTGTCAACAATGGACTGACGTTGGATGGAACCCAGTAACTCTGCCTGTTCTTTGTCTCCGTACACTTCCGTCTGCCATTCATCGTGCGGCCACGTTACCAGCTTGAACTTAATCCCTGCATCCCTTGCGGAGTTTGTCCAGCTAAGCGCCGCATGTTTCATGACGACAGCCTCACCATTCTGCAGCAACCCTGCAAGTGTCTTGTGTTCGTTAGGAACCTTGACCTTGCGTCCGTCCAAGCCCTTGAACCAACCCATCTCTGCGATGTGAGGGATCACTTGCTTCTTTAGACGACTCAGACCGTTGATACTCTCCATGAAGTTTTCGACAGCCTGGCCCGCTTCCTTGGCACTGACCTTGAGAATCTGCCCCACCTTGTCGTTACCTGCCCCGAGGAGGAAGGCGTAGATAAAGGTCTTGGCCATATCCCTAGTCACATGCGACATACCCAAAGCCCGCTTGTTCAGGTTATGGATATCTGTCTCATCTTCCTTACGTCCACTGACGATAGCGTGAATGTACTCCTCAGACTTCATCAGGTGGGCAAGGATGCGTAGCTGGATACCCTCAGCGTCAGTGCCTACGAGGTAGTTACCAGCCTCAACACCCCACAGACCACGCATCTTCCCGTCATACTTCTCCTTCACCTTGTCGACAGCACTCTTAGCGGTGCCGTGGAAGGCTGCAGGGATGTTAGCTTGGTTAGGCGCTGAGTGAGCCATACGACCCGTCCATGCCCCAATGTGGGTGAACCTACCGTGGATGCGTCCGTCTTCCTTTACGTGGCCCAGCCATTCGACAAGACTTGATCTACGACCCTCAAGGGTGAGCCACTCCGATAGGTTCCTAGCGCCGTCAGGTGCATCCTCTGGGAGGGACGACAAATTCAGTTCGGAGCAGGTCCACCCGTAACGAGCAAACTTCTCTCCACGATCATCTGCGTCCTTTCCAGTTGCCACGGTTCTTGTTCCTTTGCTCACGGTCATACTCTATGTGTCCTTTAGTCTTCTCTACCGGGGTCCATCCCGCTTCCCACAATCTGTCGATACGCTGGCGGGGTGACGCAGGATCGAAGGCTACCCAATCCTTGCAGATAAGGTCTTCGCCATCTACGTGAGTGACAGGGTACTTCTCTTTCGCCTTAGTCACCGTAACGTACTCCGATCCATCCTCTTTGACCCTGAACTTGACCCTGTGTACCTCTTGAAGCTTAGCGGGGAAGTCCCTCTGGAAGCCAGCCTCAAGTTCGTTCATACGTTCAGTGATCTCAGCCAGATACTCCTCAGCCTTCTCCTTGTCAAACTTGAACCCATTGGTCGTCATTTCTTCGCAGAGGATTTGGATGTCGTGCTCACAACGTAGACCCATCGCCATGTCCTTGTCGAAGATCACCTTACGGAAGCGTTCAAACAGAGCGCAGGTAACCAGAACGTCTTGGTGGCAGTAGTCGATCATCTCTTGCGAGAGCTTAGACCAATCCTTGTGTTCGCCCTTGTGGAGTCCGAGGCGGATACCCCAAGCCTTCAAGCTGTGTCCGTCCTTGATGTCGTAGTCGATCATTCGAGATACAATAAGAGTATCAATGACGCTAGCAAGAGGAACACAAGCACTGCCAATAAGGCGATGAAGAACAGGTACGTCAAAACCCAAGCCATTGTGGAAGACAAACTTGTCAACAGTGTTGCAATAAGCAATGAAGCGTTCCTTCTCTTCGACGACATGAGATGGGTTGAGGAACTGGATAGTCTCCCCGGTGTCCAAGTCCTTAGAGCAGATCACCCAGATGCGCGTAGGGTCCAGCCCGTCAGTCTCGATATCCATGGCGACACACTTCATCCCATATCTCCTTTACGACTTCTTCCGTTAGGTTGTGCTTACGTGCGAACCACCAACCCCTTCGCTCCCACCAAGTCCCGAAGTTATTCATCGTCCTTCTCCTTAGACCACGGCTCTCTAGGTAACGTCACCTTGACGACCACAGGCTTGCATGTAGACCACGGTAGTGCATGGTGTGTCAATACTGTCTTAACCTTCACTTTTCTTCCTGCTTCTTCTGATGCTCTGCGATAAGATCAAGGTTCTCTAGCACATACTGCAGGTCTAGTCCGTAAGAGGCACAGTAGAGCATAAACTCTAGGCCGATATTCGCTATCTCTACCTGAGCTTTGTCGTCCATAGCGAATGAGTAGGTAGCTGCACCATCCTCGTGTTCCTCAACGTTAGTGACGACAACTTGGAAGGGTTCTTCTTCACTCATGGCTCTCTCCTGCTTTCCTTGCTGAGTAGCCTGTCTTGGTTTTCTTTACATACCAAAGGCTGTCGTCTTCAAAACCCACAATAGTGCTAGTGCAGCCGTGTTCAACTTCAGACCTTATCAATGCCTTGATGGCTTTCATCCCAAGGATCATGTCTGTTGGAAGCTCGCACTCAACTATATATCTACTCATGGCTCTCCTCCCCCATCAACGCCGCCACATCATCACAGTCCGTAAAGGTTATGTAGCAGTGGTTGCCACTCCCGATGCCAAGCAGCACTTCATGTAGGTGCATGGTGCGGCTTGTCGGGGCACCCACGATCCCATTTCGGCGAACCAACTCTCGCAGAAGGTCTTCGTCGGTGTATTTTTTCAGGTCACTCATGGCTCTCTCCTTCTAGCCCGTAGGGCGGCGCAGCTTTGCTGCTTTTGATCTCTGCGAGGGTGGCGCGGGCGATTTCTGCGTTTACGTTTCCTTGAGCAAGACTGATGGGGTCTGCAATCTGTCGCAAAGCCTCCATCGCCTTCGCCAAGAGACTTTCAACCTCGTGTAGCTTCTCAGCTAGCCGATCAGAAACAGCAGAGTGATTCTTTACTGCTTCTTCAAGATGCTCTACTGGGCGCTCTCCTTCGTAGGCTTGCCAAAGTAAGTTGTAATAACCTAGCTTGGCTTCGAGGGCTTCGTTGGTCGCAACAAGTTGCTCAATGCGGTCGGCGGCATCACGGGCATCCCCGACAGTTACCTTTTCGAAGTCCCGCAGCCGTGCGATCAGTTCTTTGTCGTCACTCATCGTCTTCATCATCTCTTTTGTTCATCGTAATGACGTAATCTACCACGATCTCTAGTGTACGCCAAGGCCAAATCACTGCGTTAGTCAGAACCTTAGCCTCGCTGTAGTCGTCGACCTCCTTGAAGTAGAGAATGGTTATCTGGTGCAGGTAGTAGAGGAAGGCACCGAGGAAGTAGAGGATAGCGCAGATCGTAGGTAAAACCTGCATGTTACATAAACTTCTCTGAGAGGGTGAACGTCTCGCTATCGAAGAACAATTGCCCTGCGTAGCCTGTGGAACCTGTCGGTCTGTTCTTGACGACAAGAAGCTTGGTAGTGTTACGGCTTTCATCATCCTTGGCCATCTTGTCACGCTCAAGCTTAATGACGACAGATGCACGTTTACCGATCATGCGGCAGTCACGGATAGCCCCATCATCATTCTCATGTGCAATGGTCACGATCCCTACGTTAAGCTCAGCGGAGATACGTGCAAGCTTGGTCGACAACTGGGACAGAAACTGTTCTACACTTTCGTCACCCTGACGCGAATACGCAAGGTCTTGGATGGGTTCGAAGAAGATGTAACTTACGCCACACGCCTCGGTCAGGAACCGAATACGCTCCAGAATCTCCAAGGGGTCTTCGTCGACACCCAAGGTAAACTGGTACAGGCGTTCTTCCCCTGAGAGCTTGACGATAGCGTGATCCACTTCGGTCTGGTTATGGATCAAGTCCTTACGGGTCACGTTCTTCTTCAACTCATACGACACAAGGCCCAAGAGGCTGCGCTTCTTCACTTCTTCCATGTGGCAGATAGCGATCTTGATGTCGTCGTTCTGGGTCAGCAGGGAGTATTCCAGATAGCGCATGAACTCAGTCTTACCGATACCTTCGGGTGCTTGGAACACCGTGAAGTGACCACGCATGAGGCCGAGGATCACGTCGTCAAGAGATTGGATACCTGTCGACACATAACTACTATCATCATCGTCGTGGAGGATCGACAAGAATTGGTCGGGGGTGTTGAAGATATTCTCAGGGATAAACTTCTTCGCATGAGCAAACGCATTGCGATAGCTCTCACGCGCACCCGCCTCAA